CTGTTTCTCAGCTCGTTGACTCTTCTTCTGGTATTCATGCCCGCCATAACCCCTTTTATATTAGAACTGTAAGAGCGGATAACAAAGATCCCCTGTGTAAAATGATGAAGGCTGAAGGTTTTCCGAATGAACCGGATATTAATAAACCTGAACACACAACTGTCTTTTCATTTCCACAAAAAAGCCCAAAAGGTGCAACTTGTAGAAATGATATGACTGCATGGAAGCAGTTATCACTATGGCACACTTATGCAAAAAAGTGGTGTGAGCATAAACCAAGTGTGACAGTATCCGTCAAGGAAGATGAGTGGGTCAATACGGCCGCATGGGTCTATGATAACTTTGATGATATTAGTGGTATTAGTTTTTTACCATTTAGTGACCATACTTATAGACAAGCACCGTACCAAGATTGTACTGAAAAAGAATATAACGAATTAAAAAATAAAATGCCAAAGAAAGTTAATTGGGCTACTTTGGCAGAATTTGAAACTCAAGATTACACTAATGCCAGTCAAGAGTTTGCGTGTACTTCAGAGAAAGGGTGTGAGATCGTTGATATTTCTCCAAAAGTTACACCATCATAGAAAATGAATATCAATAATCAAAGCATTTAACTGGAGTAGCCATGTCAATGGACTTTAAAGACAGATTACAAATATGGTTAGATGATGTAAAAGACAGACTTTTTAATGTCTTTGGTCGAGACAAAATAGAAAAAGAAAATCTCTACGAAACTAGGTGGGTATGGTATCATACTCTACTAGTCATAGAATTGTTCATAATAATCATTTTGTTATGGTACATTGCAATATGAAAACTTATACACCTGTATATTTTATAAAAAAGCTTTTAATATTTTTAATAATATTGATTCCTGTAAGTATATTCATTATGAATCTTACAGTAGTAAGAGCGGAAGATAATAACACAAAAGAGGGGGTAGGGGCCGAAGAACTGAATAAAGCAAGGAAGAAGTTTAAAGATGAAGGAAAGAAAAGGGGAACAGTATTTCTTAAAGTTCCTAATGATGAGTGGCCCACTCAGGTTATTTTTGATACTACAAATATATGTTATCAAGGAACTGTAAGATGGATTGCAATGGGGAATCCTAACCTTTTGAATCAGGCGCCCCCATATCCTATTGCAAGAGCAATGACAATTCATTGTTTTTGTGTACTGGATAAACTCAGGACAGAATATAGATATACGCCGTATGTTGATATGCTCAATAAGGATGATCCAATGAATCCACAGAAACTTCCTAACAAGTTTATGGAAAAATCTGTAGAGTGTATCAGAGAACATGGTACTTTAGCGGGATTAATTGTATTAGATCCTAATTTTAATATGGAAGACTTGGACACAATGAAATCGAAAGATATTGATCAAAAGATAGAGGATGTACTACCTAATGACAATTCTGGGAAATCAGACTCATTACCCGAGCAACCAAAGGAATTGCCTACAGATACACCCTTATTAAATTTTTAACAAGGAAAAAATGGAAAAGTTTACACGTTTCTTTTTGTTATGCTTTTCTATATTAATATTCTTTGGTGTTTCGGTACAAGCCATCACCAAAGAGGTCATAGAAGAGGTGAGAAGGTCGGTAGTATTACTATCGTTAAATACATTAGAAAATCCGCCTGTTGACGCCAAAAATGCATTGTGTTCTGGAACAGTCATCAATGAACAAGGTCATATATTGACTAATTTTCATTGTGTGTATGGACAAAAGACACTTAATATGTATTATTGGGATGAAAATGACTGGCGAGAATATAAAGTAAAAATAATTGGTAGAGACCCATTAGCCGATTTAGCTCTACTTGAAGTAATTGGACTAGAAAGAAAAGTTCCTTACTTAAAGTTTGCTGAAGATGAGGACATATATTCAGGGGAAGAAGTATTCGCCTTTGGTCATCCAATGGGAATGGCATGGAGTCTATCAAAAGGTATCATTTCTAGTACAGAAAGATATGCAAGACATCCTTATATCAACTCAATTCAAGTAGATGCTGCAATCAATAAAGGAAATTCTGGCGGACCTGTATTTAATGAGAAGGGTGAAATCGTAGGAATTGCAACCTTGATGGTATCTAGGACAAATCAAAATGCAGGAGTAGGATTAGCAGTTAGGGCAGATGTCGCAGAAGAATCACTTGCTGTGATGTTAGAAAGGGGAAAAGTAGATCGCCCAGCACTAGGAGTTATGATTATTCCTTTATTTGGAAAATCTAACCAAAGAGATAAAATATTCAAAGATAATCCTAGTATAAATACATCAATCCCGAACACTTTTGGTTTAATGATAAGTGATAAAAATAAACCAGATAGTCCACTACCTAAAGGATTAAAAGCGTGGGATACGATAATAGGAGTTAATAATATTCCTACTAACAATGATGTAGAATTTGCTAACGAATTGAGGAAATATAAAATTGGTGCTTCAATCAGTATTAATATTCTTAGAGATAAACGATTTATAACAGTTAATGATATTCCTCTAAAAATATTTCCTGTTCCTATAGATAAAATGTATGGGGGAAAGGCCGCTTCAATTCCTTTGGCACCACCTATGAATCAAGAAAAAAAGTAAGAGGCAGGAGATGGAAATATGCCAGTAGATATATTCTGGAACGATGGAGATGCGACAATACATATAATGTGTGATGGGTGTGACAAAGAATATGAAATTTTAGTAAGAGATACCTCAGGGTTAGAAATGTGTGCTTTTTGCGGACATTACCTTGAGGTAGATAGTGAAACCGGAGAAGTAAATGAATCAGAAGAAGATAGCTGGGATTGATTATTCATTAACTTCACCAGCAATTTGTATTTATAGTGAGGAAGAAGATGGTGGATATTTTGACTTTGATAGCTGTACTTTATATTATCTATCTAATAATGAAAAACAACAACAACTTGCCGCCGGGTGTGGGATAGATAACATAAGGGCTGAATTGTATCCCAAATGGAACACACAAGAGGAGAGGCACGATGGTCTTTCCTCTTGGGTCATATCATTAATACAAGGATGTAGTGAGGTGTATCTAGAAGGTTATGCTTATGGAGTAACTTCTAACAGGGCGCCTATATATGAAAACACCTCAGTACTAAAACACAAAATGTGGAAACGAAAGATGTCATTTACTACTTATCCCCCTACAGTAATCAAGAAGTTTGCGACAGGTAAGGGTAATGCAAATAAAGAACAAATGTATGAAGCTTTTGTCGGTGAACTGTTGACCCCCACAGACCTCAAAGAACGATTAACTCCCAAAGCAACAAAAGTAATAAATCCGATTAGTGATCTAGTGGATTCCTATTTCATCGCAAAATGTGGTGCAGAAGGAATGTTATGAATGAGCATACATATAAAGAACGGAAGAAAATTGCTAATCGAAAGTATTATGAGAAGAACAAAGATCGTCTTGCTGAGAAATGGAAACATGATGAAGACCGAAAAGAATACCTAAAAGAATACTATAAGAAAAATAAAGAGGTTATTCTACAACGGGCAAGAGAGTGGAATAAACGTAATAAAGAAGCAAGAAAACTGATCATTGAACGTGATAAAAGAAGTAAATTGAAACCTTTTTGGGAGGTAAAATGAAATGGAAGACGATAGAATATTTTCCTACCCTTTTTCATGAGTTTATTTGGACAGAAGATGAGATCCGCCCACTTCTAGAAGAAGTAAATGCTAAAAAAGAAGCAATAAAATGGAAATATTTAAATGAGTATGCAAAAGATCCTGAAGATAGAGTGGATGATTATTGGACAGATCATGCTGGTTCAGTAACATTAGATGAATATAATAAATTAACAGAGGAAATTTGTAATTACTGGAAGCCTCACTTAGATGTTCATCTTATTGCATATTGGACAGCAATTTATGCAAAGAAGGGATATCATGAAACTCACCAACATAATCCCCATCCTTATGAGACTGTCGGCCCCAATATGTCTTCAGTTTTATACCTATCTGATATTGGAGTAACACAATTTTATGCTCCTGACCAACTATCAGGTGATCCAGATATTTTTATTCAATCTGAAGTTGGTAAATTGGTTATATTTCCCGCTCACATCTTACACAGAGCACCCCCACACATGCACGATGACAAAGAAAGAATAATAATTTCAGCTAATTGGAGAATACAAGAAGCTTATCATGGTGGGTTTTGGCAGGCTAGAGATGAGATTATTCCAATGTCAGCTTCACAAAGGGAATTTCACAAGAAGGAAAAGCCTTTTTCTTAATATAAATATATAATGAATATAAAAAATTATCAAGAAATTATTGATTTGACAGATTACCTTGGCGTGTCAAATGAATACCTCATCCGCAAATTTACGGAAGGTGGTAACTACTTAATCATCGACAGCTTTGGTGACTTTTTAATATTAGAACGAGATAAAGTGGATGCCGTTTTTTCAACAATTTGGAATGACCTTTACGGTCCCATATCAGAAGAAACACCACACATATTAAATTAATAAACACTTGACTTCCTTGTACTATTATGATATAATAGGAGTAAGAATGGAAAAACATCATTCATTTACGATGGAAAAAATATATCATTTTGTCTGTGGAGAATGTAAAAATTGGTGGAGTCATGCAACAGATATGTTGTATGGCCCCGTTCACCTAATGTCTTGTCCTCATTGCGGAGTAAAGAAAATGATTATGAGACAGAATTCGGAGGGAAATCCCCGATGGGAAAGAGATGTAACATAAGATGGCAAAAGCAAAAGGATGGGCGAGTTTTGTTTATCGAAAAATAGTAAAACCGAAACGAACTAGTATAGGAAAATCGAAAAATTCAAAACCAAAAGGAAAACACAAAAATAGAAGACACGGATGGAAAAGATATCGTGGTCAAGGTAAGTAGCAAGGAAAAACTTGAATACTTAATTTTACCTGAACACCAACGAGACTTTGAACTAGAAACTTTCCTTACACTACGATACGATAATCATGGACAGCTGATTCACCAGCATGATCCAAATGCAAAAAAAAGATCAAAGGGCGGATGGACGACATATTTTGTACGAGTCAAATCAAAAAAGAAGTAGTAATTTTAGATTTAGTTTGTCTCAATTTAATCCAAATAATATTAACATTTACGATTATTCTTTTAATGACTTCTTGTGCAGCAGTGGAACAAGAAGAATATCCGCCTAAGTGGGTAATTGCATCACAATATTTACCTAAAGAAAAATTACAAGGGTTACGAAACGCAGGATTTTTTGAAATAAATGATTCAATATATTCACATCATTGTGACAGTAAAGGAAATATGATACGAATGAAATATGATGATGATGATAAATTATGGACACAAGTAAGATATGAAACATTTGGATGTGGCGGAGGACCAGACGCCTAATGATGAGGAGGGGGTAATAACGAAAGAACCTCCGAAGTCTAAGAAAAGAAAAAAACCACAAAAGCCTGGTAAGTTCGCTGTGATTTTACACAATGATGATTATACACCAATGGAATTTGTGGTGTATGCTTTACAAGAAGTCTTTCATCATCCATTTGACCGAGCTGAAAGAATTATGTTGAGTGTACACAAAGAAGGTATGGGCGTTGCGGGAATATATAGGCTTGA